AGGCTGAGGCGGGCGAGTCGAAGGAAGTGGCAGCGCGCGAGCCGAAGGGCGGCTGATGGCCGAGGACGTGCTGTCGCAGTTGCAGCGGTTGCTGGCGGCGTATCCGGCGCAGGGCTATGGCCAAAACCAGCTTAATCCGCAGCAGGCATTGCCGACTGCGTCGACGCAGCCGACGGGCGTCACCGGGATGACCGGGGTGGCGAATCTGCAGATGCCGCCTCCTGGCGCAGCGCCGATTCAGCCGGGCGATTGGGATGCGCTGATGCGGATGTTGCGCGCCAGCGGGGTTAGCGCGAGCCAGCCGCCGCAGCCGTGGCAGTCGCCGGTCCAGGTGACCGGTGATTGGTCGCGCGGATTGACCGGGAAAAATCCTTCGATGTTGCCGGGTTGGCAGGCGAGCATGCGTTATCCGGTGCAGTTTTGAGCGGTAACCGCTGATGGGCAGCCCGTACGGTTCCGACCGGCCCGGCAACATCCCGCAGGGGATCGGAGGCGCCAAGGGAGACGGCTGGGACGAGGACGAGGTGAAGGCGATCGTGCAGCGCGAGCTGGACGAGGCGCTGGGTCAGGACGGCGGCAGTCTGAGCCAGGACCGGCTGCAGGCGCTCAAATATTACGAGGGCGAGTTGCCGCTGCCGGTCGGCACCGATCGCAGCAATGTCGTGATGCGCTCGGTGTTGGAGGCAGTCGAGTGGGTATTGCCGGCATTGATGCGGATATTCACCGCGAGCGATCAGATTTGCGTGGTTGAGCCGCCGCGGCCGGGGATGGAGCAGGCCGCAAAGCAGGCGACGGAGTATGTGAATCACATATTCGAGCGCGAAAATCCCGGCTTCATGATTTTGCACGACTGGTTCAAGGATGCGCTGCTCGAGCGTCTGGGCTGGGTCAAGTACTGGGCCGACACGCAGCGCGAGGTCGAGACGCAGAGCTACACCGGCCTGGTGCAGCCGCAACTGGATGCATTGCTGGGCGAGGCCGAGGTCGAGATCGTGAAGCAGCGGCGTTATAAGCAGCCGCGCGACAGTTTCGGCTTGGACCTGCCGTTTCCGCCGCCGCCGATCCAGGCGCCAGCGCCTGGGGTGCCGGGCATGCCGCCGGCGCCGCCGATGCCGGCGCCCGAGATCGAGCTGATCGACGTCACGCTGCGATTTACGCGCGAATTTCCGCGCATCCGCATCGAAAACGTCGCGCCGGAGGAGATCCTGTTTTCGCGGCGGGCCAAGCGCGGCGACATTCCGTTTCTGGCGCACCGGCGGCGGTGGACGTACAGCGATCTGGTCGAGCAGGGCTACGACGAGGACACCCTCGATCTGGTGCCGCTGCACGACGACATGGAAATGAATATCGAGCGGGTCGAGCGGTTTCGCGCCGACGATCTGCCGCCGTATCAGGAGGATGCGCGGACCCCGGCCCGGCACATCTGGGTCGAAGAATGCTATGTGCAGCTCAGCAAGGACGAGCGCACCACCGAATTGTACCAGGTGATGACCGCCGGCCACGGGCTGATCATATTGACGCGCGACGGCGAGCCGTGCATCGAGTGCGTCGACGAGGTGCCGTTTGTCTCGATCACGCCGATCCCGCAATCGCACCGGCTGGTGGGGTTGTCGCTGGCGGATCTGACGGCCGATCTGCAGGAGATCAAGTCGTCGATTGTGCGGCAGATGGTCGACAATGCGTATCTGTCGAATTGGCCGCGGATCGAGGTGGCCGACGACTCTGTTAACGAAAACACGTTTGACGATCTGCTGACATTACGCCCGGGCGGCATCGTTCGGTCGCGCCGCCTTGGCGGCATTCAGCCGATGATGATCCCGTACACCGCGGACAAGTCGTTTCCGCTGGTGCAGTACATCGACGAGACGCAGGAAATCCGCACCGGGGTCGCGCGACAGAATAATGCGATTTCGCCCGACGCCCTGTCGAATACGACGGCTGCCGGCCTGGCGATGGCGCAGGGCGCGCAGGCGCAGCGGGTCGAGCTGTTTGCCCGGATCTTCGCGCACGGCGTCGAGCAGCTCATGCGCGGCATCCTGGGTCTGGTGCGCAAGCACCAGCAGCAGGAGCGGATCATCCGGGTGACCGGCGGCTGGCTCAATATCGACCCGCGCGAATGGCGCGAGGCGATGCCGGTGACGGTATCGGTGGGGTTGGGCACCGGCAATCGCGATCAGATCCTTCAGCATCTGATGACGATCGTGCAGCTCCAGGGCACCGTGGTGCAGCAACAGGGCGGGCCGAAGGGGCCGCTGGTTTATGCGCAGAATGTCTACGATGCGTTGAAGGCACTGCAGGAGAATGCGGGCTTCAAGCAATCGTTTTTCGCCGACCCGTCGCAGCCGCCACCGCCTGGCGCGGCACCGCCGGGTGGGCCGCCGCCGCCCGATCCGGGCGCGATGCAGGCACAGGCCGCGGTTCAGGCGACGCAGATCAAGGCGCAGGCTGCGGTGCAGGCGGTGCAGATGAAGGCGCAGGCCGACGCCGCGGCGGCGCAGCAGAAGGCCGGGCTGGAGGCGCAACTCGCGCAGCAGAAACAGCAGCATCAGATGATGCTGGAGAAGCAGAAGCAGAGCCATGAGATGGAGCTGGAGCAGCAGAAAGCCCAGCACGACCTGATCATCGCGCGGGCCAGGGTCGAGGCCGAGGCGGCGGTGAAGCAGAGGGAGGTGGAGCTGAAATTCGCCGCGGGGGCCTACGCCGCGGGCGGCGGCGGGCCAGGGCCGGCCATGGGGAATGGCGGGCTGCCGCTGTGATTTTTTCTCTTGACAGCGCGCCTCGAAAAATCGCATGCGCGCGCGCACGTACTATTAATACCGTATCCTGATGGAGAGAGCAGATGATTAAGCGTGCCGTTATCATGGCGGCGGCGATTGCTGGCGCGTTGTTCGCAAATTCGGCGAGGGCCGACACGTTCGTCACCCTGGGCGGCGCGCTGTGGAACACCACCAACTCAGGCAATCTGTCGCTTAGTAATTTCGTGCCTGGCGGCAATCAACCGCAGAACGCGCCGTGCGTGATCTGCGGGGCCAACCAGCCACAGCAGCCGGCAGGGTTCGGCTATAACGACTATTCCAACGCTGGGAATCTGAGCACAATCTCTGCGTTCTCGGACCAGGGCAACGGCGCGCGCAACACGCTCGCCGACGACACGTTCGCCACCGGTTATCAAGTTGGCGCGGGCAGTCCGTTGCTGGCATTCCTGCTTTTGAACGGCGACAACCCAAACAACCTGAGCTTCAGCATCGGGGTCGATATCAACGACGCCAACAACCCGCAGACGCTGAACTCGTTCTGGTTTCTGAACCTCACCACGCACGCCGTGTTGGCGAGCTTCACGGGTGGCACGACAGGGAACGTGCCTGACCAGAACAACGGCACGGGCTTTCCAGATTACACGATTTCGGGGTTCAACCTGACCAACAACGACATCCATGTGGGCGACACGGTGTTGTTCCTCGCGCGCATGTCGAATCTGAACGACGGTCCCGACTCGTTCTTTATCGAAGCCGCGCCAGCAGCGGAAGTCCTGGAGCCCGGCTCATTGTGGCTATTCGGCGGCATGCTGTCGATCGGCGGCATTGCCGGATGGTGGCGGAATCGGAGGCGGGGCAATGGCGATCTCGCGGCAGCCTGATCTGTCTCACAGAGTCTAAGTTTTGTCTGGGGCGGTCATCTCGGGAATGACCCGATGATCTGGACCCCGTTCGCCTACTGGTGGGCCGAGCGCAAATTGCCGCGGCTGCCGTGGGGATCCACCCAGCCGGCGCCGAGCGACCCGATGCAGCTCGGCGAGGCGGCGCGACGCCTGCTCGACGACCCGACCCTGGTGCTGGCGCTCGAGCGGGTGCAGCAGAAGATCGTCGACAGGTGGCGCGTCAGCAAGCTCGGTGACGTCGAGGCGCGCGAGGCGGCCTATCGGCTGCACTGCGCCGTCGAAGAATTAAAGGGCGAGTTGCGGCAGATGCTCGGCACGGCGCGCGGCATCGAGGCGCGGGCGCGGATGCAGGAACGGGACGCAGCATGATCGGGAGCGGTGCGATGATCGTCATGATTCTTTGGGTCGTCGCGATGTTTATCTGGTTCCTGGCGTTGACGCCGGTGGCCCAGCCTTATGCTGTCGGCCGCCCGTGGATTGCCTGGATCTGCGTGCTGCTGCTCGGGATTTTCCTATTCGTGCCGGGGCTGCGGTGACGCATCCGCGGCATATCCGTGAAGCCATGATGATGCCGCAACCATTTGAGGATGCGCGCTGGCTGGAATTGTTTCTGCGGTTCTGGCTGTGGCTCGACCAACGATGATGGATGATCATGAGCAGATCTGCGCCGTCCGCAATGCGTTGGCCGATGCGCTAAAGGTATTGCTGCAGGCCGGGATCATGTTCAAGGAAGATTTCGTCGGTAGCCGCGAACAGGTGCTGAAAGCCTTACTGGGGCTCGACGAGTTGATCTCGCAGGAGGACGCACGCGCGGCGCAGACGCTTCGCGCCAGGGATGCCGGGATGCGGTA